ACTTTTTAATTTTTTTTAATACTTTTTTGTATGCCATGATTAAAATTTTAAATCTGATCTATCTAATTTAGCTATGACATCCTGTCTATATGCTGGATCTCTATCATAGCGTGGGTCACTCATAGCTTCTACAAGTTGTGCTTGGCTTCTAAATACATCTGAACTTTGCTTAGATGGTTTGCCTGTTAACATTCTTCCTTCATATCCATTTTCATTTTGATATTTAGATAGTAAACCATCTACTGCTAGTTGTATAGAACCAGGATCTCCAGTATTTACAAGATTATCAAATGACTTTATAGAATCTTCTGATAAGTTTTGACTTGCCCAATTCATAAGACTTTTATACTGCTGTTCTCCGCCAACTGAATTATAAATAGCATTTATATCAGATTGCTGTATAGCAGCATTCATACCCATATCTTTTGCTCGTCCAGCTAAATAAGCATCTACTGCTTCTTTTGCTATACCAGCTCCAGTTAATTGGTTATGCATTTCAGGTGTTATCTGACCATTATTTTTATAAAAATGTTCAGCAATACTGTAAGGATCTACACCTTTTTGTTGGAATAAACTGCTAAGAGTTTCACCATAGTGTTCTTTTACAGACTCATAATTAACGTTACCGTCATCATGATACATCTGTGTTTCAGTAGGTTCTTCTACTTCTTGGGTTTCTTGCTCCCCTTCCCTTTCTTGTGATAAGGCATCTTTGTCTCCTAATTTTTTCTGTAGTTCTACGTATGCTCTTTCTAAATCTTCAGCATTTTTATATTTACCAGCAAGTAATTCACCTTGCTGTTCAGCCATTTGTTCCCCAACTTGCAGGGAGTCTTGCTCTTCAGCACTTAGACCTTCAGCTTCAGGGGTATCGTTTACTGTTAAAGTTTCTGCCATTTTATTCTTCTGGTGGTGTTTCCATTTCAGGTTCTGCTTCAGCCATTCCTTCCATCATTGCAGGGTTTTTACTTGGGTCCATCATAGGTGTGCCAAGAATCTGCCCAGCCTGTTTGGTCATTTCTTTAGCTTGCATCATCTGTTGTTGTTGCTGCATTTCTTGTTGTAACTTCTGTTGTGTCTTAACAAGATTTAATACGTCTATACCTTGTGCAGCTGCAAGACGTTTGATATATTCACTTGGCTCAATAAATTTCATCAGTGCTTCAGGTCCCATAGTTTGGGCTAACACTTGTACAAACTGAGTTAAGCTTTCTCTGTCTTGTCCTCTACCTAATGCGTTAACACCAGCTACAATTTGTGGTCTAACTAAATCTTTAGGTATCTTAGGTATTTCGTTATTTCTTTGAAGTATGTGTAGAGTTCTGTTGAGATAGGGTATCAAAAATTCTACCGTTAATAAACTGAAAAGTCCGCCAAGCTGTTTCTCTAATTCTAACTGTGTAAGACGTACCTCTTCTGCGGTAGTTCTTTCACTTTGTCTAATTTGTAAAACAAGAAATGCTTCATTAATTCTTCTTTCTAAATTAGAAATCATTTCAGATGCTGTGCGGAAATCTGCCGTTTTACCGACTTGTACCACCTGTACATCTTCTGCTCTTCCTTGTACGATAGCTCCATTTCCAGCTTCTGCAAGGGTTTTTGGCTTCGTAGTTGAAGAGGGACTGACTAGAAAAATTACCTTCGCAGCCGCCGAGCTGCCTTCCGTTAGTGCTTGAGATAAACCTTCTAGAGATTTAAAATCACCAAGAAACTCTTCTACTCTGCCACGTCCATAGTCCTCACCGTCAACGGTATTGAATCTAAGAACAAGCCAGGGGTTTGCATTTTTTGGTGCACTACTTCTGCTGCCAGCTATTATTTTATCAAACGCTTCTTGATGCCATACCCAACGTCCGTTTTCTAAACGCACATAGGTAAATACTTCTACATCATCTTCATCAGACTTTGTCTCATCTATGCCTGAGTTAGGCTCGACTATTGGTTCTTCTAAGTCTATGTCAAGAACCTGACGTGATATAAGTTCCTTTGTGACAATCTCTAGCACGTTCCCGTTTCCATCTCTATTAACTACGAAACGGTTAAGGGGATAGTGCTTTAGACCATCTTTGCCCATAAATATTAATGCATTTCCAGAAACAATTAAATGTTTTAATGCTTGGTTTACAACGACTCTATCAGTAGAAGCATTAATGTAATCCATAACCATCCTTTCCATTTTAGAAAAAGATAGGTCTAGTTCACTTCTAACTTCTGCTGGTAAATCTACACCAAGTTTATCATCTCTAATTTGTAACTTGAAAAATGTAGTTTGGGGTGGTAAGAGAGCTAGACCAAGTTTAGCACTGAGGTTAACAACGGCTTTAGCTCCAATGCTTTGCCAAGGTGTTATCAACCTTTTGTGATATGGTCCATCTAAATCATCTCTTATAAGATAAGGCAACGTTAACTCACTACAATCGACTGCGGTGTCAAGGAACTCGGTACGACCATGTGTCAATCGATCATATCTAGTACGTGCCAGCATCATGTTCCTGTATTAACTCCGCCAGCTGGGGTGCTATCTACACCTGTATTAACTGCTGATGCCGCTCCAAGAGATGCAAGTCCTTTCTTAACTGTCTGCTTATCTCTTTTTTGTTTTGCGTTTTGTTGGATCTTAATTGACTCATCAACCTTCTTAGTTTTTTCGTCATCTCCAGCAGCTGATGCAGCTGGTCCTGGACCCTGTACTGTAGGAGGTGGGGTCATTGTTCTTGTTGGTTGAGTCTGTCTATTTCTATTTCCTCCTAGTATTCCTAGTGATGAGGCGGCTGTTGCTAAACCACCTATAGCACTAATTAATGGTATGACTGGTGCACACATTAGATTTCTTCCTCCATTATGGATTTTATGTAATCAATTACGCTGGCTTGTCCAGCTCTGTACATGATGGTCTGTACGTCTTCTTTAGGATGGATAGGTTTCCAACCAAAATTTTCCTCTAGCCTTGTTAGTAATTTATCTAATCGCTCGTTGTGTAACTTAAGCGTAGCTAGGGAGATTTCTGTTGTCATGTTCAAAAAATGCTGGCATTCTTCCAGCTTTGGTACCATTTAGCTGTGGAGCTTTACCTTCATACATGAGGCGATCACTCGCATCCAGCCAAAATTTTTTGCTTAAATATTTATCGTCATGCTCCATAGACAATGGTTGCATAATCCAATTTATTGTTGCTTTTCTAAGTTTGTCTAGTGACTGGCTAGGTCTTAATCCTAGCTCTGCACATACTAATGAGTTAGTAGCTACATGTACTTGCTCATCTCTTGATATATCTGCTGACACTGTTGCTAATCCAGCATCACCATTAAATCTAAACATAGGTAATAGCACAAAAAATATAGCTCTTTCTATTACTAGTGCTTTAGCTATCGTATGATCAGGATGTGATAACCAGGCATCTCGTAGGCGTAGTGCCTCGGCTTCTGCTTTGTCATTAACGCCATGAGCGTTGGTGATGTATCCAAGAGCAAGGTCATGCTTTATCTCATCCTTTACATTTGACTCCAAAAGTTTTTTAGCTTTGTCAGGAATCTCAGAGATTGCTTCTGATATAAAGTCGCCAACTGGTAATTCCATGTGGCGTATTGCAAGAGCACGGTAGATGGTTTCTTCTGCTCCATGTTTAAATTTTCCTTTGGTGGTTTGTACTGGTGTCCAGGTTCTTTTTCTATTTAATAATTTTTCGTAGGGGTTCATTGTTGACAGTCACAAGCTATTTCATCGGGTTTATTGCTCATTATGTCTTCCAAGTATGCGTCAACATCGGACTGATCTAGTGCAGCGTAGGCATCTGATTTATCCTGAACGTCACCCATTACTTGTAATGCATAATAGAGGGACGTTTGTGGGCTTTTAAGCCACTCGTCTACAAATGCCTCATCGTAAGTCACCATATCACTCCAAGAGTTGAAGCTATAGCCATGAAGCAAACCAGTTCTATGAAGCATAATCATTATCTGATCTGCTACCTTTTTATAATTCTCCCACCCGACCTCGGATGCGATCTCAACGTTGCCATATTCCACCCTTTCTACACCAAATTCGCCCGAATCTCTGTCTACTGTTCTAGCAATAGGAGGAGCTATTTCTGGTGTGCAAGTATAACCTTGTAAATCTCTACTTCTATATGAACATGATGCAGTTGGAGCTATGGCAAAAGCTCGCACCATGTTGTGTTGTCTTGCTGCGTTGCTTGCTTCCTCAAGACCTATGTATAACTCTCTCGCAGCAAATCCAGCTAGTGTATCAGTTATGTTGCCATTGTTAATAGCTTCTAAACCTTCACCAAACTCTTTATAAGTTATATTATTGATTTTGAGGAAGTTGGCCAGACCGAGCATGCCGAGTCCGACTTGTCTATCGACATCTGGTGAAAGGTATTCTCCAGATTCTCCAACGCCTGTCCGACTATGGAGATCGCACAGAGATTGCATACCTTCACGGAAACTCTGCCGTAAGTCGCCGATACGACAGGCACCGAGATTGACGTGCTGTAACAAGCAAGTCCCTCGTGAGGGCAAGTAAACTTCAAGACAGACGTTGCTGTATATTCTTTGTCCTTGTTCATCGTGTTTTATTTTATTGAGCCAAATGTCTCCGCTTGCAATTCCTCTAAGTATTGCTTCCTTGACTTCAGGTTTTGAATTATACCAGTCTTGGGCTTCGAGATCGATGCATCTTTTGATCCAAGGAAGTTCATGCCTGGGAGCTTCGATAAAATCAAGAATATCGGGATGTGTAATATCGAGATGAATAACACACGCACCATTACGGTAGGTGCCACCCCTTCTAAGAATTTCATTTAATGTTGAGTAGATTTTTGCGAATGAGACAGGTCCGCTCGCAACGAGCTGATCAGGTCCCTTATTTGTTGTTGTTCCTTTTGGCCTAAGTTTCGACAGGTGGACTGCAACTCCCGCTCCAAAGCGAAGAGCATGCGACACAAATCTCCAGCTCTTTTCGATACCATTTGGACCCTCCATTGAGTCTTCTACTACGAAGATTGTACAACTTACTGGTAAACGAGAACCAGGGTTATCTATCCAGGATTGTACTCTCCCAGTTCTCGCAATTTTTTGCGGTTCTATATTCGATTTCATTTGATAAGTAGTGGATTGCTTTTGATAAATCTTCTATGTCATTGTCTTTGTAACCAGCTCGACATACATATTTAATTACGTTTCCGAGGTGGAATCCGAGTTCTTGTTGTCTAACAAAATCCCAAACATCAATAGGCCCTCTTCTGTAGTACGATGGTCCTTGGTCGTTGGTGGTTTTGGCCATTTCTTTATAAGGTTTTCTATACAATTAGATAAGACAAAGGCTTGTTCTTGTAATGCAATCATAACGGTTGCAATATCTTCTTTCCTTGTCTCTGGTTTAGCTAACATGATTTCAAGCTGGCGTAGCTTCAAGTCTTGCTCCATTGTTAACTTGGTAATTGGTGGCGGGGGTCCAAAGGATTGGTTCTTTTTTCTCATGATCGTAATCGTCAGTTGTAAGTATTCGTGCAAGTCTTGCATTTACTAATGCATCATTTTCAGTCATGCCTTTATCTTCAAAGGTTTCTACGACTGCTCGCCAGGTATATCCTTTTTCTTTGAAAATTTTTTCTGCACGTTTAATACCAATGCCTGGTACACCACTGTATCCATCTGTGTTATCTCCAGAAAGTGTTTGTGTGAGATGCCACATTGCACCTTCTTCAGGTGTGATATCTATGGTTTCATTAAAGTCATACAGTTTGCCTGGTATTTGTCTCATATCCTTATCAGGTGAAACAATAATATTACCTTTCCACTTTGTAGCATAAATACCAAGACTGTCATCAGCCTCAAGTGTAGGTTTAACTATTACTTTATAATCTTTTTTGAGTTGATTTATAACTCTTTTGAATCCACAGGGTTTTTTTCTGTTGCGATGACCTTTATATTCAGGTAGAATTTTTTTCCTAAAATTATTAGGACTTGTAAAAAATAAAAGTATATCTTCTGCAAAAGGAAAATCTTTTTTTATCTTATCAAGTTCTCTCTGTACACATCTGTACGCCTCACTAAATAATGAGGTGACTAATATAACATCATCACCAAAATCAATTTCAGTCTCAGCAGCTGCACAGCATTTGTATACTATGTAGTCGCAGTCAATTAGTAGTTTCATTCGGGTTTAAATAAGTTATTGCTTTTTTGAGTAAATTTGTATCTTCATTAAATTTACCTAGACCAGTGTTGCATTCGTTACACAACCACCCTCTAAATAATAATGAGTTATGACAATGATCTAAATATGTCTTACACACTTTGCCACATAAGTCACATTGTTCTGACTGTGGTGGTGCATTCTTACGTATCTCTCTACGATCTTTTGATATTTTACTGTCACAACTTTTACAAAAACTCTTATAATGTATTTTTTTTGGAGTTGTATTAGATATTTTAAAATCTGATAATAATTTAAAATCTTTACATATACTGCATTGTCTAGTGGACTTCGCTCCAGTTGTTTCCTGACTTTGCTTCTGCTGCAATTGGGCAGCGTAACTTGTAATACACTCCAGCGTTAACTGCTGAGTTTTCAAGTTGTTGTTTTACCTCTTCTGTATATTTTGGATTACATTCGTATTGCAATTCATCGTGTATGAACGCAAGTTGTTTAGTGTGAAAGGGTTTTAGTTGGTCGTTTGCTATTACCATCCAACGTTTTGCGATGATACCAGCGGAACATTGTAGAAGGTAATTTAATCCTTTGTGCGGTGAATCGACCAGCACCCTTCGTCCGTCACATGCCAAGAGGTAACCATTAGCAGCCTTATCTGTAACCGCTGCCAATAAGTCGGAGAGTCCAGGGATTGCAGCAACGTAAGCCGCTCTAATCTCGGATCCTTTTTTACTGGCTTCCTTGGGTTGTAAAGAGTTATCATAACTCATACCTAGTTTTATATTTCCCCCACCATAAAGAAAGCAATATGTCACAGTCTTAACTTGGCGGCGGG